CTTTGTGAAGTTTAATGTTGACGGACTTCTGCGTGGTGACTACGCAAGCAGAATGAGTGGCTATGCTACGGCAAGGCAGAACGGATGGATGTCGGCAAACGATATACGAGAGCTTGAAAATCTTGACCGTATTCCAACGGAAAAAGGTGGCGATTTATATCTTGTAAACGGAAATATGCTCCCTCTTAACAACGCAGGAGCATTTGCAAATATCAATAACAAGGAGGAAGAAAATGAAGAAATTCTGGAAATGGACGAACCTGACGGAAAGTAATCCGACAGAGAGAATTTTGACTCTTAACGGAACAATAGCGGAAGAAAGCTGGTTTGATGATGATATCACTCCTCAGCTTTTTAAAAGCGAGTTAAACAGCTGCTCGGGTAATATTACAGTTTGGATTAACTCTCCGGGCGGTGATTGTGTGGCTGCGGCTCAGATTTACAATATGCTGATGGATTACAAAGGCAATGTAACCGTTAAGATTGACGGTATTGCCGCAAGTGCTGCATCTGTAATTGCTATGGCTGGAAACAATGTGATGATGTCCCCTGTTTCAATGCTTATGATTCATAATCCGGCTACGGTTGCAATGGGTGACCACAACGAAATGCAGAAGGCTATTGAAATGCTTGAGGAGGTCAAGGAGAGCATTATAAATGCTTATGAAATCAAAACAGGAATGAGCAGAGCAAAGCTTGCCCGTCTTATGGAGGAAGAAACATGGATGAATGCAAAGAAAGCCGTTGAACTCGGATTTGCAGACAGCATTATAGAACCCGACAAGAAAATTAATGAAGATGAAAAGGAGAAAAACAAAGCATCGGATTCTATCCTGTTTTCACGCAGAGCAGTGAGTGTGGCTCTTCAAAATAAACTTAAATCACACTATTTAGCAAATGCCGGTGCTAACACAAGAACAGACATCACAGACCTTGAAAAAAGACTTAATTTATTAAAACCTTAAGGAGGAATTTTACTATGGCTAAAATTAACGAACTTCGTGAGAAACGAGCAAAAATCTGGGAACAGGCAAAAGCATTTCTTGATTCCCACAGAAACGAAACCGGTATTCTTTCGGCTGAAGATACCGTAGCTTATGAAAAGATGGAAAAGGATATTGTTGACCTCGGTCACGAGATTGAGCGTCAGCAAAGAGTAGACGACCTTGAAAGAGAGTTAAATCTCCCGACAAGCACACCGCTTGTTTCAAAACCCGATAACGTCAATCGTGAGAGTAAAACAGGCACAGCTTCTGAAAAGTACAACAAAGCATTCTGGAATCAGATGAGAAACCGCTCAACGCAGGAGGTCAGAAACATTCTCAGCGAGGGTGTTGACAGCGAGGGCGGTTTTCTTGTACCGGAAACCTTTGAAAACACACTTGTTCAGGCACTTGATGAAGAGCTTGTAATTCGTCAGCTTGCACATACATTTACAACAGCGTCAAACGCACACAAAATCCCTGTTGTTGCCACAAGAGGTAAGGCGATGTGGACTGAGGAGAACGCTGCAATCACCGACAGCAATGCATCATTCGGTCAGAAAACAATCGGTGCGCATAAGCTGTGTGCTTTAATCAAGGTATCTGAAGAGCTTTTGAACGACTCTGCATTCGACCTTGAAAGCTACTTCAATCAGGAGTTTGCAAGACGAATCGGTGAAGCTGAAGAGGAAGCCTTTGTTATCGGTGACGGCAGTGCAAAGCCTTACGGTATTTTTGATGACAGTGAGGGCGGTGAAGTTGGTGTGACAGCTGCATCAACAGTAACAATCACAGCCGATGAACTCATCGACCTTTATTACAGCCTTAAAGCGCCATATCGTAAAAACGGTGTTTGGCTTTTAAATGACAGCACAGTAAACAGCATCAGAAAACTTAAGGACAGCAACGGTCAGTATTTATGGCAGCCGTCTATTAAGGACGGTGAAACCGACACACTTCTCGGTAAGCCTGTTTACACATCTTCATCAATTGCAAATGCTGCATCGGGTACAAAGCCGATTGCATTCGGTGACCTTTCCTACTACTGGATTGGTGACAGACAGGGTGTTACCTTTAAACGACTCAATGAGTTATATGCAGCAAACGGACAGGTAGGGTTCCTTGCGACAAAAAGAGTTGATGCAAGACTTATTGTTCCGGAGGCAGTTAAGATTCTCAAAATGAAGGGTACAGTTTCTACAGGCGGTTAAGGAGTGCTTTTATGACTGACAGGCTTTTAGAAAAAGTAAAGCAAAATCTCATACTTGAACATTCTGAGGACGATGCACTTCTTGAGCAGTACATCACTGCATCGGTTTCCTATGCCGAAAGCTATCAACACATTGATGAAGGTTACTACTCCACACACGCAATGCCTGCAACTACCGAGCAGGCGGTTATTATGCTTGCGAGCCATTTCTACGAAAGCAGAGATGGCTCAACGGGCGGATTCTTTGCTGACAGCACAAATGCATCGGCGCAAGTGTGGAACACGGTCAATATGCTTTTAAGGCTTGACAGGAACTGGAAGGTGTAGCTATGAGTTTTGGAAACATGAACACACCTGTTGAAATTATGAAAAAGGTGATTGAAACCGATGATGAGGGCTTTAAGAAGAAAAGACTGAAAGCGGTTGCAAGAGTGAGAGCATATCGTGAGGGCAGACACGGCAGTGAACGGTGGGCAAATATGGCGACATTTTCCGTTGCGACTGACCTGTTTCGCCTAAGGTGTATTCCGCATATTGAGGTTACAACCGATATGCTCATTCTTTGTGACGGAAAGCGGTTTGAAATCACATCTGTTGAGAATGTAAAAGGCAGAGGAATGTATCTTGAAATTCTTGCAAAGGAGGTTGACGCAAGTGGCTAGATGCACAATGAAAATGCCGGAGGAGTTTTTACTCAAGATTTCAAGACTAGGTGACAAAACAGATGAAGTGTGTGAAAGGGTACTCAATGCCGGTGCTGAGGTTGTTCTTAAAAAGGTGAGGACAAATCTCAGAAATGTCATCAGCAAGGACACAAAAACGCAGTCACGCTCAACGGGTGAGCTTGAACGCTCACTTGGTGTGTCACCTGTTTTGTCGGACAAGAACGGCAATCTGAATATCAAAATAGGCTTTTCAGAGCCGAGAACAAATGGCGAGAGCAATGCAAAAATTGCGAGTGTAATTGAATACGGCAAAAGCGGTCAGCCACCAAAACCGTTTATGAAGTCTGCAAAATCAGCGTCACGCAAGGAGTGTATGACGGTTATGATTAACATACTTAATGAGGAGGTAAGGAGCATATGAGTTTGCTTGCTGAAATCAAGAGTATTGCAGAGGGATTGAACATCAAGGTTGAAACAGGTGTGTTTTCGGACACACCGCCTGATGAATACATTGTGCTGACACCTCTTGCAGACAGCTTTGATATGCACTGCGACAATATGCCGACCTTTGACAGACAGGAAGTGAGAATTTCTATATTTTCAAAGGGTAATTACTCTGTACTTAAATACAAGCTTGTGACCGCTCTTTTTCAAAGTGATATTTCAATTACTGACAGGCTGTATATCGGTTACGAGAGCGACACGGGCTATCATCACTATGCTATTGACGCATTAAAAACTTATGAACTGGAGGAGATAGATTATGGCAACAATCGGACTTGATAAGCTGTATTACGCAAAAATCACGGAGGATACTGACGGAAACGAAACCTACGATACACCTGTTCCGCTTGCAAAGGCGATGAGTGCGGAACTTTCGGTAGAGCTTGCCGAGGCAACATTGTATGCCGATGACGGTGCATCTGAGGTTGTAAAGGAATTTCAGAGCGGTACGCTCACACTCGGTATCGACAACATCGGAACAGCCGTTGCAGAGGATTTGACCGGTGCGACAATCGACAAAAACAAGGTGTTGGTTTCCGCATCTGAGGACGGAGCACCACCCGTTGCAATCGGTTTTCGTGCAAAGAAGGCGAACGGCAAGTATCGTTATTTCTGGCTTTACAGAGTGAAGTTTGGCATTCCAGCAACCAACCTTACAACAAAGGGAGAAAGCATCGAGTTTTCCACTCCGTCAATCGAGGGTACGGTTATTCGCAGAAACAAGGCTGACAAGC